CCGAGGGCGGCACCTGGGGCGGCGAGCCGATCGACAAGGGCGAGGACTTCGTCGGGGGGCGCGGGCTCGGCATCTGGATCCCCGAGCAGGACGTCGTCATCGGCGGCTCGGACCGCTGGAACGCGACCCTCGGCCAGGGCGACGGCCAGCTCTACCGCGGCAACCACGACGCCGGCTACGCCCTTCAGCGCGGGATCGCGCCTGGGATCCTCTGGGAAGCGGAGTACGCCGAGGACGGCGCCCTCTGGGAGTTCTGGCACAAGATCGAGCCCGACGAGGACTCCGTCTCGCAAGTCTTCCGCGCCGGCGCCGAGCTCGCCTCGCCGGTTGATCACGTCTCCTGCGTCGCCGACTTCCTCGGGCAGATGTACGCCTGCGGGGACCAGAGCGGCGAGGACGCGCCCCGGAACGTCTGGCGCTACAACGACGGCTGGGAGGTCGTCCACGTCATCGAGGACTCCCTCTACGCCGACCACGTCTGCCGGATCCGGCGGAAGGCCCCGAAGCCGCCCGAGCTCTGGCTGACGGGGTTCGAGCCCTTCCGGGTCGCGCGCTCGTTCAACGGCACCGACTGGGAGTACGCGACCGGGCTCCCGGAGATCCCCACCGGCACCGACACGAACCAGCTCACGGCGGTCGGCTTCTTCGACAAGCGCGTGTGGGTCGCGACGCGCGACGCCGACCGGAACCGGATCCGCGTCTTCGTCGACGAGCTCGCGGATCTCCACGTGCAGATCATCTGATGCCGAGCGCCATCGACCCCCGCATCGTCGAAGGTCCGGGCGGCGGCCTCGTCCGGAACGCCGACCCCCGGCATGTCCCCGATCGCGCCTGGACGAACGGCCGGAACATCCGCTTCCCCACGGGCGGGACGCGCGTCCGCAAGGTCGACGGCTACGTCCGCATGGACGACCCCGGCGCGCCGGCCGAGGCCTTGCGCGCGATCTGGTGGTACGTCCCGCCCTCGGGCCAGGATCCGGTCCTGGTCCGCATCGGGCTCACCGGCGCCTGGGCGGGCTCGGGCGACACGCTCACGCAGATCGCGGCGTTCACGCCGCGGACCCTCGACGATATCGTCACGCTCGACCAGTACCGGGAAACGCTCGTCTGGTCGGACGGGATCGAGACCTACGCCTGGCCGGGCCAGGACGAGGCCGCGGTCATCGCCGATGCGCCGCCCGGGGCGCTCGTCGAGATCCACAAGGAGCACGTGCTCCTCGCGCGCCTCACGAACCAGCCCTGGCGCGTCTCCTACTCCGCGGTCGGCGCGCCCGACGACTGGACGGGGGACACCGCCGGCGACCAGGACTTCCTCGAGGACTCGACCGGCATCACCGCCGTGAAGGTGCTCGGCGATCACGCGATCATCCACAAGCCGAACCGCATCTACCGCATGATCTTCGTCGGCCCGCCCGATCAGTACATCACCGAGGGCGTGCCGGCGGATGACGGCGCGATCGCCGCGCGCGCGCCGATCTCGATCGGCTCGTACCAGTTCTACCAGGGGCGGACGAATTTCTACCGGCTGGGCTCGTTCGCGGAGCCGATCGGGGACGCGATCTGGCCCGAGGTCTCCGACGCGATCGACTGGACGCGCGCCCACCTCATCTACGCCTACCGGCGCCTCGAATGGGACGAGATCTGCTGGAAGATCCCCGCGCGCGGCGCGGCCCAGCCGAACCTCACCGCGATCTACAACTTCCGCGAGCTCACCTGGAGCCTCACGGACCACGATCCCGGGCTCTGCTTCACCGAGCTCCCGCCCGTCTCGCCCCAGCCCCCGGTCCTCGATCCCAAGGTGAGCCCGGTCCAGTCGGCCTTCGGCCAGGTCAACGGGCGGATCCAGCTCTACGGCGGCCCCGATGCGGACGGGACGCCGATCTTCGCCTGGGTCGAGTCGCGCCACTTCACCGATGGGCTCCTCCCGGCGAAGATCCTCGCGGTCCCGCTCTTCGCGAAGGGGACGGGCGTCCTCCGCGTCTCGGTGCGCGCGGGCATGGACCCGCGGCAGCCCATGCCGCCCTGGCCCGGAATCCGCGAGCTCCCGCTCGACAGCCCACGCTACCGGCCCTGGGTCGATGTGCGGGAGTACGGCCGGCTCTGGCAAGTCAGACTCGAATCGAACCAGCTCGGCGACGAGTGGGAGGTCTCGGCCTACGGCGCCGCCGTGATCTCGGGCGGGTACGCGCGATGAGTGAGACGAACGGGACGGCGACCCTCGCGGACTCCCGGCTGGCGATCCTCCCCTCGGGCGTCCGCATCGTGCGCCTCGGGCCCGGGGACGAGGGCTGGCTGGAGGAGTACCAGCGGATCCTCCTGATCGCGGCCGGCGACTTCCTCGTGCGGTCCGGGACGCTCGGCACGCCCGAGGGCGTCGTCGCGCGCCTCCGGCTCGGGGTGGGCGATCCGTCCCAGGCGGTCTGGCTCGTGCTCGATCCGAGCTACCGGCTGATCGGCTTCAGCCTCCTCGCGCTCTCGTGTCCCTTCGGGGGGCCGCTCGTCTCGGGCACCCTCGCCGTCTACCTCTACCCGCGCAAGCGCCACGCGCGCGTCTTCCCGGAGCTCGTCCGCCGCATGGTGGCCTGGTCCCGGGAGCAGGGCGCCGAGCACTGCTACTTCGACTCGCGCCGGCACCGCCCGCGTGCCTGGAGACGCATCGGCGCGCGGGCGATCTCGACGAACTACGAAGTCGACGTGAAGGAGGCCCACTGATGGGCAAGGACTGGGGCGATATCGGGCAGAACTTCCTCGGGCCCTTCGCCTCGCGCACGCCGCGCCAGGATCCGCGCGAGTACACGATGACGGACCCGTTCCAGAACCTGAAGCCGCAACAGCAAGTCACCGAGAATCTGCTCAAGGGGAACCTTGGCGCGGCGAGTGGCGCCGTGTCGAACCCCTACGTCGGTCCGCGCCCTGAGCAGACCCGCGCGATCGCGTCGATGGAGGACTACCGCCGGCAGGCCGACCCGCTCTACTCGACCAGCATCGGCACGCTCCGGGACACCGCCGGCGGGAAGTACCTCGACGTGGCCGGGCAGCAAGGATTCCAGGATCTCTCGCGCACGCGCCAGGATCTCGCCCAGTCGATGTTCCAGGACGCAATGAACGACGTGAACGCGCGCGCGGCCGCCCGGGGGAACTACGGTTCCTCCGCGCGCGAGGCGCAGCTCGGGCGCCAGGCGGGGCGCCTGAGCACGGAGGCCGCGCACGATATCGCCCAGGCCGGGTGGACGCAGTACGGGGCGGAGCGGGGCTTTCAGCAAGACGCCTCGAAGTACGGGACGCAGCTCTCCCCCGGCCTCGCGGGGCAGGTGTTCGGCGCCGGCGAGCAGCTCCGGTCCGCGGAGCAGGCCGGGAACACCGCCGAGCTCCAGGCGCGCCTTCAGGCCGCCGGGCTCGACCAGGGCGCGATCCAGAACATCCTCCGCTACATGCAGATCGCCTCGGGCCAGGCGATGGGCTCCGTCGTGAGCGGCTCGCCCCTCGACACGAACCTGAAGAAGCTCCAGACGGAGGCCGGCGCGTTCAGCAACGTCATGGGCGGCATGGGGAGCATGTAGAGGGCAGCGATGGCGAACCTCGATATCTTCACCGACGAGCCCTACGGGCGCGGCTTTCTCGGGATGCAGTCGTACGGCGAGAAGGCGCGCCGGAACCTCATCCGCGAACAGGCGCGCGCGCGGATTCAGGCTGGGGAAGACCCGGGCACGGTGCTCAACGAGGTCGGCCCTCAGCTCTATGGGCTCGACTACAAGCCCGTGCAGACGTCGACCGAGCGCGAGATGCGCGCCCGCTCGATCCTGAACCAGCCGGTCACGACGACCGAGCCGACCGGGCGCTATCACGTCGGGCCGTCCCTCGGGGAGACCGTGTTCCAGAACGCCGCGCCCGCCGGCCCCGAGCCGCAGCCGGTGGAACCGCCGCCCACCCGGCCCCTCCAGCCCGGCGGCCCCGCCTGGCCCTATGAGCCCGGCGCCAACAGCCGCGTGCTCCGTCCGCCCGAGGGGCCGACCGGCCCGGATGAGCGCGAGCCGGCCGCGCCGCCGCCGGAGCTCCCGGCGCCGCGCGAGTTTGCCGAGCCCACGTTCCGCCGCGAGCCGATCGAGCGGCGCGAGGTGATCGCGCCCGAGACCGAGACCACCACGCGGCGTCGCACGCTCTCGGAGGCCTTCAACGAGACGACGGACCCGGAAGGCTACCGGGCGCTTCGACTCTACGGCCCGGGGCTCGACCAGGAGCGCGCCTTCGACATGCTCCAGCAAGGCCTCGACTCCGGGCAGCCCCTCGACAAGGGCCTCGTGCAGACGCTGCCGACCATGCTCCGCGGCTCGAAGTCGAGCGAGTGGGATTCCCTGATCAAGGCGGTCCAGGCCTCGCAGACGGGCGACTACTCGGCGCTCGCCCTGGATCTCGAAGCGAAGGGCGACTACCTCGGCGCCGCGCTTGCGCGCGCGGGGAACACGCGCCTCCTGATCCAGCACCTCGCGAACCGGGGCAAGGAGAGCGTTGCCAACATCACCCAGACCGGCGCGACCGCGCGCACGGCGATGACGCAGGACGCGCTCATGCAGCGGCTGGAGGTGCGCGCCCAGCTCGAGCGAGATCTCCAGCGCGAGCGCAGCCAGACGTCGCGCGCGGTCGCGCAGATCCAGGCCGCTGCCCGCGCCGGCCGCGCGGCCCAGCTCGGGCCGGTCCTCCAGAGCTTCTCCAGGCAGCGGGACTCCCTCCGGAAGCTGATCCAGGCCGAGCAGGAGCTCCGCTCGAACGCCGCCCTCATCAACCAGCCGACCGCGCCCCACGACGCGCGGTTGCAGCAGTACGAGGCCCAGCTCCAGCGCCTGGACGACGACGAGATGCGCGTGCGCGAGCTCGCGATCCAGAGCCGTGGCGCGCCCGGCGGCGCGCCGGCCGAGCCCGGGGCCGAGCCGGGCGCCGGCGAACCGGGCGCGCTCCCGCCCCCGCAACGCATGCCCCTGCCCACACCGCCGGCGCCCGCGCCCGGGGCGGTGCCGGGGGCCACGCCGGGCGGGGAGGCCCTGCCCCAGCCGCGGTCATTCCAGGAGACCCCGCCCGCGCCCCCGGCCGGGCCGCCCGGCGCCGCCGCGCCCCAGGGGACGGGCCTCACGCCCCAGGCGCTCCAGGCCACCGAACAGCGGCGCAAGCGCGCCCAGCGCCTGAACGAGCTCGCCCGCGCGCGCTTCGGGCGCGACGCGAACCGGCTCCAGCCGTCCGAGGCCCAGGAGATCATCCGCCTCTACAACCAGCGGTATCCGGGAGGTTAGGTGGGCCTCACCTACGACGATTTCACCGATCTGTTCGGGCGCCCCGAGGACCAGACTCCCGAGGACGAGCTCGACCAGGAGGACGCGCCCGAGGAGCCCGCGGCGACGCCAGGGGTAGTCCAGACCCCGAAATCGACCCCCTCGACGACCCCTGGCGGCACGGTGCCGCCCCCGCCCCCGCGCCCCGCCGGCCCGAAGCCCCTCACGATGGCCGACTTCGAGGAGGCGATCGGCCCGCTCCAGCCGGCGCCGATCATGCCGAACCTCGGCGAGGCGGCGCGCGGGATCGGACGGGTCGCGCGGCAATTCAGCCTGGGCCAGGCCCCGGAGCCCCGCCCCGCGCCCCCGGCGCCGCCGCAGGAGGAGCCCGGCTGGGCGAGCCGCCTCATCGAGGGCTTGGGGAAGCTCTCGATCTTCCAGACGCCCGAGCCGGTCCCGAGCGCGGAGCCGGAATACGGCGCGAAGGGGGCGCTCCGCAGCGAGGAAGCCTTCGTCGGTAGCGGCTACGCCCGCCAGGCGCCCGCCGACGTGCCGATCGGGGAGCAATTCAAGGCCGCGATCGGCCAGGCGCCGGAGATCACGCCGCAGACGACGTCCTCGGCCCTCCGCCAGTTCGCCCTGAACCAGCTCACCCTGAAGCACCTGCGCGAGACGATGCAGCGCGGCCTCGCGGCCCTCGACGCGGGGGACTGGGAGACGGCGACCCAGGCGGCGATGGAGGCCGCGCCGTACGCGATGCGGCTCCACCCGGGCATCACGGCCCCCGTGAGCGGCCTCCCGGCGGTGATCGAGCGCCCGCCGGCGGAGCCGCCGCCCATGTGGCGCGATCTCCCGGGGCAGCCCCTCAACAACCGGACCTACGTGCATCTGAAGAGCGTCCTCTCGGGCTGGCCCCAGGCGGCCCTGGAGGAGCTCGCCCGGTCGACGCCGGCGAACCGGCGGCGCGCCGACTACGTCCAGCTCGCGCGCGAGATCCTGGCCGAGCGGGAGGCCGGTCTCCATCCGCCGGCGGGCTACGCCGAGCAGGCGCGCACCGGCCGCCCGGCCGAGGGGACAACGTCTACGGAAGCCCCGCCCGCTGGCCCCGGGCCCTCGCGCATCGAGCGCCTGACGGAGCGCTTCCGTCAGCAACCGGACGTGATCGTGGAGCGCTTGCGGAACCACGCGGACGCCGAGGTCCGTGCCGCCGCCGAGGCGGTCCTGCGGGAGCGCCAGGCCGCCCAGCCGCCGCCCCCGGCGCCGCCCCCGGCTCCGCCGGTCCCGCCCCCGCCGGTCGCGCCGGTGCCCCCGGCGCCCGCGCCTCCAACCGGCCCTGTGGATCAGGGAGCGGCCCCGCCACCGGCCGCGGAGCCCGCGCCCGCCCCAGAGACCCCGGTCGAGCCCCCGGCGCCGCCTACGCCGCCCCAGGCGCCCGGGGGCGCCCCCGTCCAGGAGCCGATGTTCCGGCCCGACGACGTCGCCGCCTTCAACCTCGGGCAGCGCGCGGATCAGATCCTCGGCGCGGTCCATGCCGAGGACGAGGAGACGCTCCAGGGGCTCCCGAATCTTCTCGCCCAGCTCCGTCAGTACATCTACGAGCTCCCCCCGGAGTCGGTCCTGCGCCCCGAGCTCGAACGCCGCGCGAAGGCGATCGAGCAGATCCAGCGCTACCCCGCCCTCATGGACGCCTGGAGCTACGCGCACGCGCCGGGCCTGAGCCGCGAAAGCATCTTCGACGAGCTGGAGGGGATGCGGGACGAGCTCTTGGAGTTCCTCCGGGACTTCGGCGTGAAGCTTGAGGCCCGCGAGGTCGCCGAGCAGATTCTCCGCGAGCGCCGCGCGCCCGAGCCCGAGGAGCCCGAGCCCCAGGCGCCGCCCGTGTCCGCCCAGCCCGGCGCCGAGCCCCAGACCATGTTCGACGCGCTCAAGGCCGCCGGCTGGAAGGTGCGCTTCGACAAGCCGATCACCTTCGCGGAGGGCGGCAAGGCCGAGACGACGTACATCACCGCGACCGACCCGGCGTCTGGGGCCACCTTCAGCGTTCACAACTTCAACGCCCACCATGCCGGCAACCGGCACCTTCGACGCTGGGACGTTCACTTCAAGCCGAACGTGAAGGGCGGCGAGCCCGCCGAGGGGTACCTCCACCCGAAGGCCGAGGAGATCCACCGCCTGGTCGAGGAGCACGGCAACCGCCTCGCCGGCGAGGCGCTCGCGCGGGAGATGGCGCGCTACCGGAAGCACTTCGAGGACTCGAGGAAGTGGCAGGAGGACTTCGACCGGCGCAACGAGGAGCGCGAGCGTGAACGGGAAGCCCCGCCGGCGGCGCCCCCGGCGCCCGCGGTCGAGGTCGGGACGATCCTCACCTACACCGGGCCGAAGGTCGAAGGGTTCAACCCGGGCGCCCGCTATCGTGTCATGTGGGTCAACCAGGACGGGAGCCTCCGGCTTGCCGACCCGCGCGGCAAGACGCTCACGCTCCGCCCCGAAGACGTGCGCGAGAATTTCCGCATCGAGCCGCCGGACGCGGGGCCGGCGCCGAACCCGGACCGCGAGGCAAAGCTCCGCGCGAAGTTCGAGAAGCTCTCCGACCAGGAGCTCCGCACGTACCTCGGCCGCGGGAAGGCCGATGAGTTCGCGCGCCGCCTGGTCGAGACGATCCTGAAGGAGCGCGCGGCGGCCAAGGCCACACCGGAACCGGAGCCCGCCGCGCCCGCCGCCGGCGAGGCCCCGCCCGAGATCCCCGACGTCAGTCACGTCGAGGGGAAGCCCGTCGCGGAGCAGGCCGCCACAGTCCGGGAGCAGATCCAGAAGATCCAGGCGAACGTCGAGAAGTTCCGCCAGGAGCTGAAGAAGCGCCGCCGGGGCTCCGGCCCCTACAACGAGACCAAGCGGCGCCTGGACGAGGCGATCGCCCTCGCGGATCGCGCCGCGCGGCTCCTGGAGCCGCTCGAATCCCGCGAGGTCATCGAGGCTACCCGCGCCGCGCTCGCCGAGTACGACCAGGGTCCGCACCCCGCCGGTGTCGAGCCGCAGGACGCCGCGATCCTGACGAAGCGCCAGGAGCTCGCCGCGAACGTCCAGGCCGCGCTGCGCGCGAGCCAGGGCGAGCACTTCGCGCGCTGGCGGAACGCGCGCACGAGCGCGCGCGAGGTCCGCCAGCTCCTCGACCAGCGCGAAGCGATCCTGGAGCGGCTCGGCGAGGCCGCGCCCCAGGGCGACGACCCCGAAGCGATCTTCACGCGCCGCCGCCAGGACGCGCTCCGCCGGATCCTCGCCGCCGAGCCGGGTCTGGATCCCCGGAGCCTCGATACCCGGGCGACCCTGGAGGCCCTCGCGGAGCACCTCGGCGCGCTCGGCCTCACGGTGACGCCCGAGGAGCTCGTCCAGACGTGGGGCAGCGAGCTCGCCGGCCAGACGCAGCTCCAGTGGGTGCGCCAGGCGATGGGCGACGTCGTCCAGCGCCGCGCCGGCGACGGCGGCTACGCCTACGACTACCGGGTCAAGAGCATCGAGGACGGCCGCGCGATCCAGAGCGTGCAGCGCTTCGTCGACCCCTTCCCCCGCGAGCGCGAGACCCGCGCACAGATCGCGCAGAACATCCGCACGAAGGTCAGCCAGGGCGACTACGCCGAGGCCGCGCGCACGGCGAAGGCCTACGCGGACGGGCTCCAGGCCCGGACCGATCAGTACGAGGCGCTCGGCGGGGATCCGAAGATCATCGCGGCCGGCCGCGCGCGGGTGCAGTACCTCCGGGACCGCCTCGCGGCCGACCAGACGGTGATCGAGGACATTCTCGCCGCGCTCGATCGCGGGACCGCGCCGCCGACGCCCGAAGAAGCGACGGCGCGCATCGAGACGCCCGCAGCCGAGTGGCAGGACGCGCACGCGATCCTCGACGCGCTCTCGCCGCGGAGCTGGGGGATGCTCCTCGACGACGCGGCGACGGAGATCGTGCGCCAGGGCGACAAGAAACTCCGCGCGCTCGTGCAGAGCTGGCCGCGAGAGCGCCTCCAGGCCGCGCTCGACGTCCTCCGCGGCCCGGATCCGCTGGTCACGCGCTACCAGGCGCCGCCGAAGCCGAAGGCGCTCACGAAGAGCCAGGTCGGCCGCGACGAGTCCCGCCGGATGCCGCAGGAGCTCCAGCACGACGGGAAAACCTGGTGGACGAACGGCCACATGCTGGAGGCCCAGTCGGCGCCCGACGCCTGGTCGGCCTTCATCACCGAGAACCCGCCGAACATCGGCCCGCTCCTCGACAAGTACGGCGAAGAGGGGCTCTCGGACGCCCAGGTCGTCGCCACCGAGCGCGCGCTCCCGAACCAGGTCCGGCGCGGCACCGGCGAGGAGTACGCCTGGGTCGCGACGTCCGATCACCGGCTCCTGAAGTTCAACAAGGCCTACATCGACCACCTCGTCTCCCGGAATCCGACCGCGACCCTCAAGGTCGAGGGCGGGAAGAGCTTCAACGGCAAGGAGGTCTCGGTCCCGCTCGCGCTCTACGACAAGGCCGGGAACATCGTCGGTATGGTGATGCCGATGCAGGGGAAGGCCGGCGCGCCGGCGGTGATCGAGGCCTGGCTCGACGCGACCGGCCGCTGGCCCGCGCCGACGCCCGGGGCGCCCCCGCCCCGGGCGAAGCGCCCGCCCACCGGGCCGAAGGGCAAGGGCGGCGGGAGGAAGCAGGCGCGCGTCCTTCACCCCGAGGACTTCGAGCTCACGCCGGATCCGGGCGAGCCCGAGCTCTACGAAGGGGACGAGGCCTGGGATGCCGAGCCGTCGCCCCATCAGACGGCGTATCGGCAGAACCCGCCGACCGGCACCACGTCCCGGAACCCGGGCGGGACGCCGGTCAACATCCCCGACGACGAGATCCTGCCGCGCGCGGAGATCATCCGGAAGCTCCTCGAGCTCCTGGGCGTGCCGGCCTTCCAGGGGCGCCTGAACATGCGCTCCGCCCAGGCCTGGTATCGCGTCAGCGATCGCGTGATCCGCTTCCGCCTCGCGCAGGATCTGCCGACGATCGCGCACGAGGTCGGCCACCACCTCACGGCGCTCATGTGGCCCGACATGGTGATCGGGCAGCCGGGCGAGAAGGGCTTCCGCGTCGTCGTCCGGAATCCGAGCCCGGGGCCCCTCGGTGGCGACATGCGCCCCTACGCGCGGGAGCTCGCGCCCCTCGCCTACCCCGGCGCGAAGAGCAAGATCCTGGAGGGCATGGCGGAGTGGGTGCGGCTCTACCTCACCGACCCGACCATGGCCCAGCGCACGGCGCCGCGCTTCATGCAGGAGTTCGAGCGCCGGCTCTCCTACCAGCCGCCCGAGGTCCAGGACGCGCTCCGGGAATTCCGCGAGGATACGCGCCGCTACTACGCGGCGCCGCCCCTCGCGCGCGTGCTCGCGCAGATGCAGTACGGGCC